CAACACAAGGTACTACAACTGCATTTACTACTACAACTGCGTACACAACTACAACAACATTTAATACAAGTAAGACAACATCAACTACAGGGTCAACTACCACTGCATATGATACTACAACTACTTTTGCAACAGACCAGAGTACAACAACTAACTATAATACAACAACTGCATACACAACTACTTATGATACAACAATTAGTACAAGTAGAACTACAACTTTCGCAACAGATACTGCGTATGTAGATAATACAGGTCAAAGTACTACTAGAACTACAACATTTGCTACAACAACGGCCTATGAAGATGATACTGCTTTTGAAACAAGCAGAACTACGACTTTTGCTACAACAACAGCTTATGTAGATAATACAGGTCAAAGTACTACTAGAACTACAACATTTGCCACAACAACATCTTATGTAGATAACACAGGTCAATCAACCAGTAGAACTACAACATTTGCTACTACGACTTCATATGTAGACAATACTTCACAGTCAACAAGTTATTCTACAACTTTTGCAACAAATACAAGTAGAAACACAAATACCTCTAGAGGTACTGCGTTTACTAACTCTACTTCTTTTGCTACAAATACTGCAAGAAATACTAATACTTCTAGAGGTACTGCATTTACAAATGCTACTGGATTTACAAATAACACATCTGGAAGCAGGAATACAAACACAAGCAGAAATACTATTAGTATATTAAGTTTCTGTCCAGAAGGCGGTACTGATTATACAGAATTTGCTACCAGCTTTACAAACTCTACATCATTTAGTGCATCTACTAATACTTCTAGAAATACTAACACAAGTAGAAACACTTCGTTTACAAACTCAACAGGGTTTACAAATAATACTTCTAGGAATACAAATACAAGTAGAAATACTGCGTTTACTAATTCCACAGGATTTACAAATAATACTACACAAGGTACAAGTAGAACAACTTCATTTGCAACAAATACAGCAAGAAGCACAAATACTTCTCAAAGTACTTCATATACAACTACATTTGCAACAAATACAGCAAGAAGTACAAATACATCGCAATCAACAAGTTATACTACTACATTCAGTACTAACACAAGTAGAAGTACAAATACTTCTCAAAGTACAACATATGATACTTCAGTTACTACAAATACCAGCAGAAGTACAAATACTTCACAGTCTACTTCGTATACAACAACATTTAGCACTAATACAAGTAGAAGTACAAATACTTCACAGTCTACATCTTACGAAACTTCCTTTGCGACTTCAAGAGCAAGCTCACGAAGCACAGGAACAAGTAGGACTACAACTACAACATTTGATACTACACAAGCAACAGGCTCTAGTAGAAGTACAGCAACTGCGAAGAATACAACAACAACTTATGAAACTTCACAAGGTACAGCTACAAGTAGAAGTACAGCATCTAGTAGAAATACTACTACAACATTTGAAACACAACAAAGTACAGCAAGTTCTAGAAGTACAGCGTCTAGCAGAGATACTACAACAACATTTGAAACAACAACAAGTACAACTACTGCATTTGACACAACAACTACTTTTGAAACAAGTAAAACAACATCAAGTTCTAGAGGTACAACAACCACTACAACATTTGAAACAACAAGGGCATCTGCTACAAGCAGAAATACTGACCACTTAACAACAACAACTTTTAATACTGCAACCACAGTATTTGAAAGAACAACCGCCAGCTCAGCAGGAACTCTATTTGACACAGAAGTCTCTAGTTTAGAAGATTATGGATTCTCCTACTGGGACGGCTCACAATGGAGCGAATCAAGCTAATGGAAGGAAAATTTGAAAAAGATAAAAAAGTTACACCAGAATATGTAAATAATAAAATGGAACATATGTTGACAGCAATATATGATGTAATAGAAGAAAACGAACACAGAATGAGAAAAATGGAAAAAGTACTTTTCGAGCTACAAAATGGTAAAAGCAAAGAATAAATTAGAAGCTCTCAGTACGAATGAAGAGGTAGGTGATATAGTAACTCACTGGATGAAATCGGGTTCTGCTTTTAGAGCCTCTAGTGACTTACTAGAATTAAATGAGTTTGGTAAGAAACTTATACCAAAATCTCACAGAGGTTTACCATTTGAATACGACATATGGTTTAACACTAACGAGAACTATACTGTTAGAAAATGGTTATACACAGATTTTATGGGTAAAGGGTTATACTTTCGAGTTCCTTCCGTAACCATTAATAATAGACTGTTTAAGGCGATTATAAATTCTGACATAAAGATAGACGAAGAAAGAGTTGCCAAAGTGATGGATAATTTACAGAACAAATATTATCTACAACCGAGTAAAAATTTTTATGACAAAGTAATATTTTTACCAGGCAGTAACTTATTGTGTAAGCCTGATTGTATCGACATTAGAAGAGTTGATAAGTTAGTTAAAGAAGGTTATATAATAAAACCACACCCAATAACTGCTCATATCTTTATAGCAGAACTAAGAGCAAGATATGGATATGATAAAGTCTTAGGTAAAAAAGAGGGTGGACATGAACTTCTTTTAAATGCAAGTAAGATAGCAACTGCACAAAATAGTGAAATGGGTATAGTTGCACTACTTTTAGGTAAAGATATAGAAATGGTTTCTTTTCCTGTAAAAAAGAGAGAAAAGAGATTACTTACTTATGAAAGTTTTTATGATGCATTGGCAAGAACTGACGCAAAGAAAACAATATTAAAACTGTTCTCAGCAAAAAATTCAGGAATAATCTTTAATTTTGACGAGGACGCAGACGAAAGACTAGAACGATATCTAGCAAACTTTTGGGATTATAAAATAGCATTATGATAGAGATAGTACATCAATATAAAAAAGACTGGAGTATGTTTACTCTTGCGTCTTTGCTCGACAAGTCAAAAGACTACAGAATCCATCTCTATGTACCTGAACACTTATGGGACGATGCTCCTATAGAATGGGCAATAGCACATTTTGATGAAGTAAAAATTTATCAATCTTGGTGGAATACAGAAGACACTGCAAAAATGATTTGTCATTTGAAGAACTGGTGGAAAGATAAAATACCTAGTTTGAATAAAAGAATATTAGTTGCAGGGGGAAACAGAATCTTTTTAAGAGAAATAGTTACAGGTAATATACCAGAAGAAGATTTCTTTATGAAAAGTTTATCATTTATTTCTCACAAGCATAGATTTAAAGACCACCCAAGATTTAAAAATTACTACTCTAGAATAGGAGTACCAACAATAGAAAATGCAGGTAGTCAGCTAGACCCTGAAATGATATTATTTAACTGGGACGTTCTCAAAAATTTTAAAGACGAAGATTTATTTATGCCTGGTAATGACTTACCTAGAGAATTTTATAATTTAGACTCAAGAATAGATGGGTGTACTAATTTAGCACTTATGAAAAATCTAAAATTATTTAAGCACAGTATGATGCCTTTATATATGAATGGCACCGTAGATACTCTACTAGATAAAGATTGTCTTGGATTAAAAGAAGTTGCAGATTATAATAATATGCTAAGAAAAGGATACAGTTTAAATGTACAACATAAATGGGCAATGAGAGGTTATACACATATACCAATAAGTGTACAGTTAGGTATACCTTGGGATTGCTATACTAGCTTAATAGATAAGATACCTGTTCAATTTAGAAACGCAAGACTAAATGAAGCTATGTTGCAAAAAGCACAAAAGCAAAAAGAAACTTTAGGAAAGTTATTACAGACAGGATTTAAACTAGGTAAACTTTAATATTTCGTCTTCAAGGTCTGATAAAATTTTCCACTCTATCAATCCTCTATCTCGCATTTTAAGTACGAGGTCTTTTTCCTTATCTGAATGAACACCACCTTTTTGAGTATTGACTGGCATATGCCAACTTGATGGATTATCTGCGCCTGTTTTAAAAGGTAATTTTTTAGAAAAGAAATCAAAACCTATCAAAGTAATACTTTCACATTTACACTTTCTTAAGAAAAATAGTATCGCTATAAAACCTTGAGAAGGTCTCCAGCCTACAGGGTTATTTGGAATCACTCCTAAATTCTTATGAATATCAATAATCTCTTCATCAGAGAACATATCAATATATTTAAAATCATCAGGAAGTGTGGTGGTTGAAGGTTTGTCCATATGTATACGACTACGATTAAATAAAGTAAGACAATTAAAAAACTTTCTAGCATTTACACGAAGAAATCCTGTAACCCATATATCTGTTCTACTTCCTAAACTGGTAGTATAGTCATAAGGGGCGCCTCTTCCAAAACGAACTACAGTATCAAAAGACTCTATATAATCTCCATATTCGTACTGTAGAATCTCTACTGAGTTTCCAACAAGTATTATTCTTTTGCCTTCTGTAAGTTTTTGTAAATTTTTAACCATTCTGTCGAGTATAACATATCATCATGAATATCTAGCCACGGCCCGCCATCTGTAAAATGGACTGCCTTTGCATTTGGAAATTTATAGTAATTTACCATAGCATTGTACTCTGCAGGTAAATCACCAATCTCACTTGCCCAAGCAAACTCGTGTAAGTCTTTTCCAGACCATGAGTTTACTAAATCGCTAGTCAATGAAAAACATTTATCATTATTAAAATACATAAGAGATGACCAATATTTTTTGGGATAAGACATATTTGCTTTGCCTTTCATCTTCTTATACGGTGTTGTTAGAAATGGTGGGTGTTTGACTACCCACACGCTTGGAGAATAATTACTTTGTTTTGCGTAATCTTCAATCTCTTGTGGGTCACATCTCCACATGAAATCTCCATCACAAAACAAAGCATATCCTTTATAGTCAGAAAGAAAAGGTACAAGAAAGCGAGTAAAAGCAAAGTCTGTGCTTTCACCTTGATACTCTCTTGTATATAGACCTTTTTCTTCTAATTCACTTTTGATAAGTGGTATAATCTCGTGGTTTTGATTAAATCTACGGATAGATTCTGCACAAACCTCAAACGATTCAGGATATTCATTTTCATATCCTATGAATATTTTCATGACTTTAGTCGGTCACCTAAATCATTAACATATGCTTGACGGGCAGTTTTCAAAGCCGCGAGTTCATTTTGAACTTCCATAGTCTTAACATCACAAAACTTAATTGCTTGTACTAAAGCTTTCTGTTCGTCAGTCATATTCTCAACGAGATATTCCTTATCATCAATTTTTATTGTATCTGAACTCATTTAAATATATCCTGCCAATTTCCTTGTGTACTTGCCTTAGCATACTCGGTAGCACGGTTTTCAAAAAAGTTGGTATGCTCAACTGCGTTAACTTGCATATCAATCCAAGG